ACATCTCCATCTTGTAATTTTTCCTCTGGTCTAAGTTCTCTAAAATTAGTTCGCCAAGCACAATCTTCAAACATAGGTTTATTATTAAATTCTTCTAATGTTGTAGGTCGTTCCCAATCTCTAAGCTCAATATTTTTTTCTTCTTTATACCAATCTCTAATTAAACTCCAACAATCAGTTATACCCCATACCCATTGTCGTCCCAATAAAGGTGGTTTGTATCCACAAGGCTCTAAATATGCCCATTGCTCTGTTTTTGGATTAACAATGTACCAGGGTAAATTACTATCTTCGCAACTGATTTTGTCTGCTTGACTAGGAGTTGGAGGTGTTATAGGGTGGCTATGAACAACACCAACTATTTCTCCTGTATTATCTGCCTTTACATAATCTTCTGGGTCGATTATAAAACATTGATGTTCTGTCATTGAAAGATTACGGCAAGGAAAATACCTTTCTTTACCTTTTATATTTAATAAAAGTCCACAAGATTCTTTTGGATCTTCTCTTTGAGCATGAAGTAGTGCTTTGTATTTCCAGCTCATTTAAAATGTACCAATAGAAGGAAAGATTGATCTAGTACATTGACGACCAGGAATCCTTACTCCAGCTAAATCTGTGGGAGCAGCAAGTTCAAACTCAACGATTTCTCTATTTTCACTAGATTTGCGATCTATAGTATATTTTTCAATAGGAAATTCAGCAGTAGGATCTGGAGTTCCGAATGGATTACTGCCTCCACTAAAATTTGCAGCATCAATAAACTTAGCTAATGTCCTTATTCTTGTCACTACGGCTCCTGTTAAATCATTACCAGTTGTAGTTTCATTAACAGTTAAAAGTATCGCTGATATAAGTCCTGTTGCATTACTTATTCTCAGTTTAGGTCTGGGTAATTGACCTTTCTGAAAAGCAAACCCAGTTACTTCTATTGGAAATCTTAAATATTCATTACCGTTCCAAACTATCTTTCCGTTAGCATTTAAATTACTTCCTGCATGAAATCTGTAAATTGTAGTAGCACCATGAAAACCACTATCTAACTGCAAAGTAAATAATTCAATAATTGCAGACGGATTTATATTTTGTAAGTCACTAAATATTTTTGAATCTACAGACATTAGGAACTTGGCTCAAATACTTCTCTAAAAGTAGCTTGAATAGTAGCTCTATTGTTATATGGTATCGACTTAGACCAATTTTCGCAAACAAATTCAGATGATGAAGATTCCCCTGGAGGAGTGAAAGTAAAACTATCAGAATCATTGGCACGGGCATCAAGAAATGTCTCTATTGTGTCTGCATCATTTTCAGAAACTTCAAAGGTTAAACTAAATTCTTTTGGATTTTGGTGTTCAGCTAATCCAAACAATATTCTATGCTCATATCCATCAGCAAAACGAATCGTGCGTGTAAATGGTTTAGATCTTTTTCTTTGTCCGTATGTAGGTTTTATTGAGGGAAATGTAGCCATTACGCAAGAATACCTCCAGGTCTTTTCTGTTCTATTAATTCAGATTGTACTGCAACTGAAATAAGACGGCCAAGTTCTCTTCCCTGCGCTTCATCTCCTTCAACAGATGATCCAGAGGCATCTACGTTTACTACGATGTTTGTAGAACCACCAAGCTTATGATTTGGTGTGATCGTGCCAGATACCCCTGGGCTAAACATCTCAGGGCCACGTTCTCCTACGATATAACTCCCACCACCTTTTACTGGGCCTCCCTCTGCTTTAAATATTTTTCCTAACAATCCTGATCCTTTTGTAAATGTTCCTCCAATATTCCCGAAAAGTCCTAAATTTAAAAAAGCATCAGCCATTTTATTCAACACATTATTTAAAAGGCCACCTAATGTTTCAGTGCCTCTAATAAGTCCTTTAATACCATCACCTATATCTTGAGCAATAATATTAGAAATTTGCCTAAAAGGATCAATTAGAGCTTTTGTATTCTCAACCACTTGTTGCTGTGTGTCTTTTGCTATTTTTAACTTTTGAATTTTTAGTTCTAACGCATCATTAACTTCATCAGTACGCTCAGACTCTAAAAGTTTTAATTCATTTTCTAAATTTGTTAATGCAAAATTTTCTTGCATCAAACGTAATTTTTCACCACTAAGATTTAATCTGTTTTGTTCAATCTCTAATGCTTGTTTTAAAGGCTCTATCTCTTTAACTTGAATAGCTCTATTTTTTAGATCAATAGCACTTTGGTTAGGATCAATGACAAAACCTGGCTTACCAAAGTCAGGATTATTAACTGTTTCTTCTCCAGCAGGAATATTACTTAATCCTTTACTTTTTTTATTAGTTAAAGGAGGTAATTCATCTAAAATACCACCTCTTTTATCAAGGTCAAAAGCATTGGCAGTAAAAAAATCTAACGCTCCTGTAACGTTTCTTACTGTGCCTTCTGGCTTGCCTCCCATAATAAACTGATTTAGTTCTTTAATTAAAGGACCAAGAACATCTGATAACAATAAAGTCAAAGATGTTCCTAATTTATTAATTTCATTATTAAACTCGGTCATTTTTTCTGCATTTTCTTTTATTTGATCTGCACTCAATCCAAATTCCCTCTCAAATTCTTTTAACAAAAGTTCAGCAGCAGAAGATTTTAGTCCAAGTTTTTCTAACTCTAAAGCTAAATCTCCTGTCTCTGTATCCACTAATCCTAATCTGTTTACAAGATTTTCTATATTCTCTGTAGGTTTTGTTAGCGATTTAGTTAAATCATCTAACGAACTACCAATAGTAGTACCTGCGATAGAAAGAGCAAAACCAAATTGACCCATTCCAGGTATTGCTGATAATGCTCCACCAGCTACACCACCTATTGCACCTCCAAGTGCTGCTGTTGGTCCTTGTCCAAATAATAAAGGAAAGCCACCACCAATAATTCCACTACCAACTGCTCCTCCTAATCCTCTTAATGCGTTAACTTGTAAACCTGCTTGGCCTTTTTCTAAGTTTGCTTTTGCAGTTCTTTTCTTGGCACGAGCTAACTTTATTTCTGCTGCTAATTCATCTCGTACCAGTTGTATATTTTTATGGTTTATTTCTAGTCCCTTAGTTTTTAATCTTTGAACTACTTTAAAATCAGTTTCTTGCCTTCTTACAGCTTGATTAAATTGTTTTTGTGAATCAATAGTTTTTCCAATAGCTTTAAAATATTTAGTTGTACCGATTGCAGCACTGTTTAATGCTTTTTTTGATCTTCCAACAACTTCTGATAAATTATCAAAACTTTTAACTACTTTAGTACTTCCTTTTTTAGCCTCTTTATTAAATTTATTTATTTCTTTTTGAAGTAATTTTACTCCTACTCTTGACCTTTGAAGTTCTTTCGCACCTTTTACCGCTATTTCTAAATCAACATTATAATTAGCCACTTTCTATAGAAATTAAAACATTTTCTCTATCTTACCTTCTTCTGCCTTTTATAGCACTACCTCTCTGTACTTTATCTTGTTCTTTTTTGTATTCTTCATGTTCTAATTCAGCATAAGCTACCCAACCTATCATTTCTTCTACTGTTAAAGTTTCACACAATTCAGCAACAGTTTTTCCTAATTCTTTTGCTAATGAATAAATAAATTTCCAATCGCCTTTAGCTTTTTAACTCGGCTTTAGCCTCTTCAACCTCCTTATCTTGACCAGAGTTAATCATAGCTAGTTGTATTTCTTGTAAAATATTTGCTTCGACTTCTCTTCTTAAAGAAGCTTTATCTCCATCTTGAAATAATTTATCTCCGTTTTTATCTAATGCTTTTGTAATCATCAAAGCTAATGCGTAATCATTTACATCATCAACGTTAGATTTTTTTTGTATTGATTCTCTTTCTGCAATAGTAAGTGGGTGCCAATAAACAGTAAAAATAACTTTTCCGTCTTTTGTTACGTCATGTTGATATAGTTGGCTAACACCAAAACTATTCTTCAAAAGGTCGATTGCTCTAGTCATAAAATAAGTATTGCTACTTTATTATACTAGGCATTAGCTGAGAATTGGCAAGATATTACACCAACAAAATGACTTCTTTCTTCAATATCCAGTAAATTAGGACCCACTATATCTTGAACTCTAGGCTTTACAGATAATGTATCAACATAGTCAGAAGCATTTACAGAAGTTAAACCATCTATCACTTTTTCTGCTATCTCCATCAATGCTGCCGTACCATTATTCTTAGGTACATGAATATTACATTGTATAACACCAGAATAATAATCTATAGCTGCTCCTTGAGGTTGTACTGTCGCTTGTGAATAATTTACATTCATCACTACATATCTTTGTTCTTGACCTGGTGTGTTGAAATTAAGGTTGTCATAAACCATAGAAATGGTTGGATCATTTTCTAAAACAGCATCGGTTACTGCTTTTTCAAAAGTAGCTCTAGTATTTTTTAAACTCATAAATTAAGCTCCGTAGAACCTGCTGATGGACCTGCAGTTCCAAAACCAGGTGTCTGTCTCGATTGTAAGAATATTCTACCTTTTGTTCTCTTTTCTCTCATCGTATCATTAATTATTTTTGCCATACGTCCTTGTATAAAATCTTGAATTTTACCCCCTTCGAGAGCATATGCAGCGTGTTTTGCTCTATTGCCAATAAAAACAGGTCTTTTGATATTAAAAGTTCTATTAACGGGATACCTTATTCTTACTGTTGGATTAGATGGCCTTTTGCTAATCCACCTACCATCAACTATGCGTTTGCTTTCTTTATTAATGGTAGACCACGGTTTAAATCTTCTAATATCATCTTTTGCTCTTATGCCTGTAGTTTGTACCTTCCAACTTGATGCGAAAAATCCTGTCCATACTGGGCTATGCTGTTTAGTTGATAAACTTTTATGCGTTTTTTTTATAACAGCATTAAAATCAGCATTTAATTGTGCTTCTATATCTGCAACTGGATCGCTTTTTGTAAAATCTTTTTTTCTTGCCATTAGAATCGCACCAAGATTGTATAGAGGTAAACTTGACCTCCTTTTTTGGTATCTATGTCATAAATCTGAGCCGTCCTTGTTTGTCCGTCATATGTAAGTTTTACTTTATCTTGAAATGTAATTTGATTGTCACCAATCAAGTTTGGAGTTATGTAAAGTTTTGCTCTTCTAATCTCTTGTCCTTCTTCTTCTTCAGATTGTATAAATTCAACTGGAACTTTAATATCTGAATAAGTAGTATCTACACTTACAAGTTTACCCTTATCAACATCATACTTTTGAGCACCTTTTTTAACAAAAGTAATAGTTGTATCTAATGAATCACCAAGATCGGCAACAACAGTTTGAGCAACGCTTTTTAATAAGGAATCTAATTGACCTGCCATTATCCTCTAACTACCCTCATCTGAAAAGTACCTGCTCCACCTAGCATATAGGCTCCAAGATAACTTTGTAACCACGGATAAACATCTAAAATATTATTAACAGATCCAGTTCCCTGACTATCAGTATTATATTTCACTCTAATATCTCCTAACTGAACTTCAGAAAAATTACCATCTTTACCTGTAGTGCCTGTAATAGCTCCCGTATCA